TTAAATTTTATCCGCGTGGTGCATCAGCACAAATTTATCCCACAACTGTTCTTCTGTCTCGACATGCGCCGGATCTTTCACAATAGTATTGGGGATCGGGCACACCTTCTGGCAGGTTGGTGTCTCGTAGTGCCCTACGCATTCGGTACACTTATCGCTGTTAATCTCGTAGATATGATCTCCCATTGAAATCGCCTCATTCGGGCATTCGGGTTCACACATATCACAATTAATACAGCGTTTAGTAATTAGTAAAGACATTTCAATGGATTACCGTTAAATCATTTTAAAATCAGTAAGTTGTATCGAGTTTGTATGCTTTACTGTCATTAACTTACTGTATGTTGATCCAGTGTATTTAACCTTGATAAACTCAGTCCAGCAACACAAAACCGCAACACATTGCATTTTGTCCCGTAGAAAAGACTTGTATGTGTGAGCTTGTTTTCTGCGCCTACGCAGATAAGGATTGAGAATGCCGCGCACTGTAACACATAATCCGGATAGCCCCAATAATGACGATGTTTTAGCCGCATCTGAAAAATGGGACGCCTGTAAACCCCCCTATACCAGCGCACACATGAAAATCTGTGTTGCTGCCGCCAAAATCATCCTCGCTGCTTCCGGCGTGGCTCGCCGTTCCAAATACGAAAAAGAGAACTATCTCCGTATCGATTTCAGCAAAGCCGGTAAGGTTACATTTTACGCCGAGTTTCCAAAAAAGATGGGCCTCAAGGGTAAAAAGCTCGGCGAGTGGCCGGAGCTCGCTATCCAGCTGGCGCGCGAAAAAGCGCTAGGTATGGCTGACTGTGGCCTGCGGGCAGAGTCCGTACATGCAGCGCTGGAAATGTACCGGGATGACCTCAAAGCCAAAGTCGCCCGGCAGAAGCTGAGCCCGGACAGTTTCACAACCTACGGGGTGCGTATCGACCGGATTAAAGCAACGTTCGGCGAGCGCGAGGTGTTCAGCGACGTAACATACAATCGGCTGGTGGAAGTGCTGGACGAGTGGATCGCTACTCGCTCGAACAATAACGCCCTGGAGTTGTTTGCCGAGCTCCGTCGGTTCTGGAAGTTCTGCGCACCTACTCTTTGCAACGGCCGCAATGTTGCCGCCAGTCTGCCAGATGATTATGTTTCCTCCCGCGTACAGAAACCTACCCCCACACGGCTTTTTACCGATATTGAATCAATCGCCCGACTCTGGCTCAATGTTGCTGCCTGCACCTCTGTACACCAGAAGAATGCTGTTCGCTTCATGATCATCACTGGCGTTCGTCCGATTAATGTCCATAACCTGCGCTGGGACTACGTTCACGAGGAGGCTGGTGAAATTGTTTATCCGGAAGGGGTTATCGGCATGCGAGGGGCTATGAAAACACAAAAGGCTTTCCGCCTGCCGATAACGCCTGAGATCCGGCGGATTATCGACGAGCAGAAAGCCTGGCGTGATTCAGTTCCTGAGTGCAACAGGGATTATGTATTTTTGCAGCCACGTGATCCAATGCAGCCATTTTCAAAACGATCACTGGATAAGCTGGTGAAAACATACAGCCCGGACGGGGCTGTAAAAGGAATAAAACATGATGGGACTGTTAAAGGGAAAGACGGTGCATTTAATACGATGTGCCGTAAATTCCTTAAGAGCAATGTTATTGCCTTGATGAAGGAAAGAGGCTATTCCCGATCAGACCGAAGGGAAATCAGCCTCCTTTGCCTTCACCACTCCAGTAAGTCAGATGACCCGATGGCAGAACATTACGACTTTTCTGATGAGATTTTACAGGAAGAGATTGCGTTAAAGCGCGAAGCTTTCGAGGCTCACGAGCGGAGCATACTTGCGCAGGTGGCATTGCTACGGCGGCGAGGTTAATACCGGCTGCGACACTTTTGAATAAAAGCATCGACATTGCGGCGCTCATAACGAACTACTTTTGCACTGAAACGAATTGGTGCCAGGATAGCCCGATGACGATGCTTAATATTCCACTCACATAGCGTTTTCTGTGTAATACCTAACTTTTGGCATACTTCATCCGGGGTGAGTAAATCGTCGGGTTTCTCGCTCATGCTATACCTCTCTTTTTCATGGCATCGAGCAGGATGTCCTGCACTGTTCGTTTTGAGTTGCGCCGTTCCATCACCATTTCGTCCATAGTGTCGGCGGCGATAATGTGGTGAATGAACACCGGGCGGTTGTGTCCGGCCTGTATCTGCCTGGTGGGGCCGATACGTTCAATAATTTGCTGATATTGCTCCAGGTCCCACCAGTGTGAGAAAAATACCAGTATATTTCCGCCGTCCTGCATGTTCAGACCGTGGCCCGCGCTGGCTGGGTGTGCAAAGAGAACAGGAATCTTTCCGGAATTCCAGTCGCGCAGTGTCTGTGGATCCTGGTCGAGGTGACGACCGCGAGGGAATGCTTTAAGCAAGCGTTCAAGATCGTGTTTCCAGTGATAAGCAACCAGCACAGGTGCGCCAGCTGCTTCGGTCAGTATGCTGTCCAGCGCCTGCAGTTTGGTGTCATGCAGTTCTGACCAACTTCCGGTGTCGTCTGTGTATACTGCGCCACTGGCGATTTGCAGACACTTCAGTGTCTTTGCCGCGGCGTTCGGTGCTTCGATGCCTTCGCCATTCAGCTCGAGGAACATTTCCTTTTCCATTTCACGATACTGCTGACGGGCCTTCGGCGGCATATCCACGCGGATTACGTTATGGATGGGGTCTTTGATATCGAACCAGTCGGCCGCATCCAGCGATAGGGTCACATCGGCTAACGCTCGCTGTATTTCACCCTGTGAGTGAGCAAACGGCTCCAGTTTGGTCCAGCTCTGCCCCGGAAACTGTATCGAGTTGAACCAGCGTGAGGTAAACGCGCCGTAAGTGCGTCCGAGACGTTGCCCCTGGTCCACAAACCACGCTTGTCCCCACAAATCTACCAGGCCGTTCGGTGCTGGCGTACCAGTGAGATTTATCCAGCGCCGGACATACTTATGCGCCACTTTGCCCAGCGCCGCCGCGCGCTTACCACCACCTCGCAGCCGGAAGGATTTTAGTCGGGTGCTTTCATCTGGAATGATAGTACCGAACGGCCATCGTTCTCCCAATTCCTCAACCAGCCAGACAAGGTTATCGTAGTTGATGGTGAACACGCTCGCGTTGTTGTTCGCCAACGCTGCAGAGCGCGCTTTGGCATTACCAACAATTGGTTGTACCTCGATATTGCGCAAATGCCCCCACTTCAGTGCTTCATCCGGCCATGTGCTGGCAGCCACGCGCAGCGGCGCGAGAACCAGCGCAGGTTGTGTTTCTGCACCCGCCATGAAGAGGTCTTCCAGCGTAGTGAGTGTCGCTACGGTTTTACCCATTCCCATACCCGCCCAGATGTTGCCGCGCAGAATGTTAGTTTGGTGATTGATTATGAGGTTTTGATAAATTCTGGGGTGGAATATGCTATTCATTAATACACCTATGGTAGAATATGGTCACTTCTCTCTCTATATATATATATAACTAACGGAGGCGGGTATGCCCCTGGCGAAAATATTTACAAAGCAAGTTTCTTTATTAACTATGTTTTCAGCGTTAGCTTATGCGATGGCATATTATTTTCAGAAAGGTGTCGCATCGTATTATGGCTATCCAGACCTTTTTATTAAAATAGACTTAAATACGCTATTGTATTCGGCTGTGTGGCTTTTGTTTTTTAGTTTTTTATTTCTCGGCGCCTTATATGCGGCGTTGATGTTTGATTTGAAAGGAAAATATTATGTTCCATTTATTGTATTTATAGTTGTTATGCTAATGGCTAATATTTGTATAATAGGATTTCATTGGCCTTTTGGTTATTTCTCCGAAACTTCTGTGATGAGTGTTCAGGATATTTTATTATTTGCTATGCTTTTGTTGAATTATCACAATGTGGTGTCTATGCCAATCCATAGTAAGAGACACGAACATCATATGGAGAGCATTAGAAAATTTGGGAGGCTTGCAGAGTATAAGAACGTATTTTATTATATCGATTTAAAAATCCTAAAGTCAGCTTTTCCTTTAGGGGTGATAACGTTGTTGATATTGAGCTATACATTCGGGAAGGTTACTGCATTTAAAAATAACGAATATTATATGGTAGATGGTAGTAATACTAAAGTGTTGCTCAATTCATTTGGTAGTGGTTTTGTTGTTGGTGATTGTGAGTCAAATAGCGCAAAATTTGAATTTGTTAATGATTTAAAAGGGATGAGATTCACAATCATGTCCTCTAAAAAGGAAATAGCTAAATTAAAAGAGTGTTTCGAAATACGTGTTAAAAATACGGATTAAAGCATAAGTCTTTTATCCTTTATTGCGGCTTAAAATAATGGCCTCCAGATTTTTGCTATCCAGCACCACTACGGTAAAGCCCAGCGCGCGCAACCGTCCGTGTTCGCGCAACTGGTCAGGCCGTGGTGGCTTGCCGGGGGATTTACATTCAACGAAAATGATACGACCGCCGGGTAGCAGAACAATGCGATCTGGTACCGAGCGGCGACCGGGGGATACGAACTTAAAGGCAACCCCGCCAGCCTTTTTTACTTCAGCGACGAGGTGCTTTTCGATTAGGTTTTCACGTTCATAGGCCATTAGCTTTCGCCTTCCTGCTTTTTGCGTTTCTTCATGCAGATAGCGCAGTTCTCAGGATGGTCATGCCATTCATCAATCCTGATACCTATGAACATCCATTTTCCGCATAGTGATATGGCTTCCCCCGAATTAAAGAAATGTGCTTTTTTTGACAGAGCGGGGAACCCCCAACCCTTATTATCGATATTAGACATCGTCCACCTCCTTACGCTTTTCGCGCATGTTCTGCATCAGACAAAAATCAAACCGACGTTCGCTTTGGCCCAGACCTGCATCGCCCGGTCGTACCCGCCGGACTGTTCAAGGTGCAAAGCCTCCCGCACAGTCCGGTAATAAAGCGGACTGTCCCGGTATTTAAATGACATAGGGTTTTTATTCCCAAATAAAAAACCCCGCGATGCAGGGTTGTAATCAACAATAAGGGGTAATTACGAGGAAGCGTTAGCTATTTGAGCTTGTGTAAATTCGAAACCAGAATTTTGTAACCGTTGCACTAGACGAGGAACTGTTTCACGTACATGGTCGTTGAAATTCAGATACAAAATCCCGTTAGCATCAGAAGGCTGTTCTAGATGCTGTTTCTGAAGGATTGCTACATTGCTGCGCCCTAAGGACGAAAGAAGCATACCCATCTCGAGTACAACGTTCTGTCTTGCGCGGGGTTGGATTTCTGCTTCACCGGCGCGCTTTGAGTATCCCATATCATCAGGTGTCAAAAGAACAATCCCGAAACGGGTAGCAGTTTGTCCTTGCCCAATTTCACGTTCAAGCTCTTCAATAATGGTGAGTCCAGTCCCTCCCGTATTCTGCAAAATGAAATGGTCTGGTAATCCAAGTTTATGAAGGATTAGCTCAAGTTGCTCCTTTGCAGTATGGTCATGGCCGTGAACAATGAATATCTTTTTGGGGAGCTCAGATGGCTGTTCTACGGCTAGTGGTGTTGCCGTGGGCGGCGTTCCTAAATGGGTCATTATTGCAGTTTCAACATTGGGACGTTCTTGAGGGTTACCTTGAAACTGAATGGTCCGGGTGGTGTAAAGGTTAACAATTACGCCATTCGTTAAACGATAGCAGTCACAAGTCTCACGCTGTTCGTGGGAAAAATTGGTGAACCCACACTCCCTCAAAAAGTCAGGAAAAGATTCTCTCGGGTATGGATAGGTGATCGGCATTTCAGTTAGTTCCTGCATAAGTATTGTTCCTTTAATTTACTCGAATTCAGCATGTCGCCATAGCTCGATAAGGTGAGTTATATCAATCTTTTTTGTAGTGGTACGCCTCAAAACCGCCAGCGTTCAGTGGGATATCGGGCGCCCATTCGGGGTCAGTGGAGAGAAGCGCGGAAAGCGCTTTATCGTTGAAATCTTCTGTGTCAGGTGCTTCGGTGATCACCTCGTCGTGTACCGTCAGCACAATGCTGTAACCGGCATCTTCGATAAGCGGCATGTTTCCGGCCAGAATGTCGCGGGCGGCCGCCTGGGTGATGTTCTCCACCAGCTTTCCGCCGTAGGTTTTGAGTCGTTGCCATTTACGCGAATAAGAGTTAACCCCCATGTAGGTGATATTCCCTTTTTCGATAACCGGAGACGGGTAGCATACAGCGCGTCCTGATGGTAGCTGTATGCGCAGCCACGCGCCATCGCGGCGGATTTTAAGATAACCGCAATACAATGTTTTTTGCGGTGTGGCGATTGCAGTGCGGACGGTGCGCTCCAGTTCGTACCAGAAATCACAGGTCGCGGGATGCGCCCGGCGCCAGAGACGTTTAAGTGAGTCGCAGGCGATAAATACCCGTTCAGAAAGCCCGTAGGTTGACTTGCGTTTAACCGATTCGTCGTACCAGCTTTTCGCCTCGCGGATAACATCGCGGGGAATGTTTGGTAGTGCGGCGTTCGCCAGCTCGTCGAGATCGAGACCGTAAACCAGTGCAAAAGTGATGAAGGCCGACACACCACCACCATAACCCAGACCGAGTTCCATGACTTTACCGATCTGACGCATGTGTTTATCAACATCATCTGGTGCAATATCGAAAGCTTTTGCATACGCCAGTTTATATAAGTCCGGACCCGTTCCGGCGTCGTACTCTCTGAATGCATTCAGTTTCCATTCTTCTCCCGCCAGCCATGCCAGCATACGGCCTTCAATGTTCGACAAGTCACTTACCACCAGCTTTTTGCCTGTTGGCGCGATAATGCAGCCACGTAACGCTGAACTGGTTAGTTCCATGATATTGTCAAACAGCAGGTCTGCACATCCGGCTTTCAGTGCTTCGATGCCTTCGTCTATTTGTTCCTGTTTTAGTGAAGGGCGGGGAAGGTTCTGGGGCTGGAATAGCCGTCCGGCCCAACGACCGGTACGTGACGCCCCGCAGAACTGTAGCGTACCGCGTAAGCGCCCGTCGTGGCTTACGCCTTTCATCAGTGCCTTGTATTTACTGGTGCTGGTAGTACTGGCCTGCAGGCGGATAGCCAGCAGTTCTTTCACGGCAGATGGTAAATCGGGGTCGGCAATACGACGTTCCAGAGTACTGCGTTGCATGTCTGGTAGCTCCACACCGTAGGATTCAACAATGTGCTTAATCAACGCGTCTCGTTGTGTGGCTGCCTGCACTTCGCCATCAGTCATTTCCTGTGTACGCTTTGCCAGGCGCTTTTGTTCCTGGTCTACCGCGTCGATCGCAGCGCGTGCGAGTTCCACGTCCATGCAGACGCCCCGGTCATTGATCTGCTGATCACGATGCCAGAGCGCCAGTTCTGTCCCCTGATAATTCCACTTCGGCAGACGTTTATAGACTTCGCGCATTGCCTCGATATCCAGTCCGGCGTAAGCAACAAAGCGCCGCCATTCTTCCGGGTGGGTTTTGCTGGTGGCCCGGCGCAGTTTGCTGTTTTTCGGGCGTGGCTTACAGAACAGCTGGATCAGCGCTTTACCTTCTTTGTCCTTCGCTTTGTCTTGCGGGACGCCTAGTACTTCGCAGAGTTCCCCCAGAGACCCCGGGAGACCGTGCGCCAGCGCCTGCACCATTGTGTCGCGCCAACGTTCGACTGGCGGTGCCAGGCGCGGCATTGCATAACGCAGAACGGTGCGGTCGAAGTGAGAGTTATGGAAATAAAGCAGGGTTTCAGGGTCTGCGATTGCTTCGTATAAGCCGTGTGGAATACCAACACCGGCAGTGATATCCCACACGTTTACTGGCCCGTCGTTGATAGCCCATGCGAAAAGCATCACTTCAACGCCTTCGGCATACGCATGGGTACCGTTCGTAATAGGGATTTCGCAATAGGTTTCCAGGTCGCCCCATAGTATATTGGACATGTGTTTACCTTGGTTTTTATTCTATTAACTGATTAAAAGATTAATTATGCATATGATCCAATACTTGATTGACCATACAGAGCATCTGGAGAAAATAGCTGGATATATTTTTTCATGTTTGATTGTTATGGGAGTCTGGATAAGAAAGATCATTTTTAATTATAAGTATAAAGAGCCTAAATATGTTAAGAAGTTAATTTTATATTTAGTTAAGTATGAACGTTATCTGGATGAGGAGGATAAGAGTGCCATAGAAAAAAGAATAAATGATAAAATTATTCGTGATGCGCTGAAATTGCAATCCTCTTATAACCGAAGAGATGTTATTTACATTTGCAATAGATTAGAAAAAAGACAGTATATAAATCAGTTGGTTAAGCTTCAGAATTATATAGAGAAAGATAACGGAGTGTTTTTTATTAATGTTGATTTTTCAGGTTTTTTATTTATTATTAGTCGTCTGTTTTCCTTTCTGTGTTTTGTGCTGTTTACCCTTTTTTCTATTATCTGCATTATTTCCATAGGGCAAAATGAAGGCCTTTTAAATTATCTTGTGTATATGGTTATGATAATAGTTTTAGAGACTGTTGGTTTTTGGATGTATGATACTTTCCCGTCTAAGAAAAAGATCTGTGAACTAAATAAAGAATTGAGAAAGATTAAGATTCCTGAGTGATTATACGCCTAATCAGTAGCCCGGTGTTTAACCGGGCGTCTATGAAGTAGGGTTAAATTAGTGCTTCAGCATCAGCACCTTCGCTGATATCGTCGAAATCGTCAGCGCTTGCCACTCCGCCGCCAGCGAATGCATCGCCGTCTCGCAGGAACTGGACTCCGCTGAGTGAGGCATTAATGCGTTTACCGAAATTATTGTCCTGTGCCCAGATATCGATAACGGCGTTTACATAGCACCCTGCATAGGGACGTCCGTCAGCCTGAATAAGTGGCGAACGATCGCGATCAAGAACAGCTGGGCGCGCTTTGTTAGCAGCATTCAGGAAGAAATTACCGGGGAAGCCTTCATACTCTGCTTTTTCATCACCATCATGCAGGCACAGATTGAGTTTTTTCTCCAGCTGGTTATAAATGGGCTCCCACTTCTCTCCCCATTTTTCCTTCGCTACCTGCTTCATAGCTTTACGGATTTCTTCCAGTTGTGGGTGTTTGGGTGACATTAAAAATACTGCGGAGAAACGTGGATCGCCTTCGCCGTTTACAGTTTTAGCTTCAAACAGAGACGGGAAGGCCAGACGAACATTGTTCAGCTTCAGTTTCATGGGTATTTCCTTAAATCAGATGAGGTCTGCGGTTAGCGTATCGTCGGATACGTCGTCGAAATCATTTACAGGGTTGATATTGAGTGCGGGGCGTGGGTCTGACTCGGGAACGATGGTGGGTTTACCATCAGCTCGTGTTATCAGTGCCTCGACTTTTGACCAACGGCGCGGACTGGCCTTTTTGATAAGTTTTTCGGCTTTTGTGGGGCTAATAAGTTTAAAGTCGAATACTTCTTCAGTTTTGTACCTGAACTGGTCCTTCAGAAGTGCGCGAGCTGCCTCTTCATCACTCCAGGCCCGGTTACCTTGTTTTCCTGTTACCAGTTTAAACCCCGGTACCGGATGTCCGGCATTGAGTTCATTGTGAACCCGGTCTCGTACTGCCTTTAGCCAGGATTCAATAAAGTCGGCCTGGCTATAGATCTCCGCAAGCTGCTCAATGGTTAACAGAGGTACACGTGCGCTGGCATTGGTGATTATTTCGCTGACAGGCTTTGTCAGATCTTCAAAATCGCTGGCCGCTGTTTGTAAATGCTGCATTTTCTGGGCAGTGCAAATAGCTTTTGCTTTACAGAAGCGGCACTGTTTTTCTCCAGGTATGAAGTTTTCCAGCGGTAGTGTCTCAATGCCTTCGCATTCAGCAATATTGAGAACAAGGATCGCACTGGTTGCGGCCTCCTGTGCCCGTTCACCGAACGCCTGGAGCTCTTCCACCGTCAGAGCCCACTCTGAAACGTGGTTAAGCCGCGGCTGGTGGATGAACAGGCGCACCGTCTCGAAGTCGTACAGCATGCTGAATTGTTCGAGCGCACCCAGAGCATACAGTTGTAGTTGCTCATTTTGTTCTGCATCAATGCGGACGCCTTTGCCATATTTCAGGTCGTGGATTTGTAATTCGCTACCAGCAATGATTATGCCGTCGGCAGTTCCGAAAGATTCTTCCACACCCGTTATATGTGAGAAATCAACACGTTGTTCAACCAATAGTTCATTATTCTGTGCAAGAGTCCAGACCGTATCAACATACCGGCCAACGGCTTCGACCATTTCATCATCCACCTGTGGGCCGGATGTATCATCAGGATTTTCGCGAAGGGGGTATGAGCCGAGAAACATAGAAACATTGCATCCGGCGTAGTGTTCCGGGTGGCTTTGCCTGTTTCGTAGAACTTTTTCAGCAAGCGCGTGCGCTGCAGTGCCCTCGATTGCAAAAGTTGTTTCTTTATCCGGTTGTGTGGCCTCCAGCGCCAGACTTCCTGGGCAGCGCATCCATCGATGCGCTGATGATGGAGAAAGTTGTGCGTGAACGTCTGGCATGATTAACCCTCCAGTGCTTTTTCAGCCAGGGTGATTACTTCAGCGAGATTTTCATCCGTTACTTCACCAAGTTTCCTGGCTCCCTGTTTTTCCAGAATTGCAATAGCTTCTGCCCGGTAACCCCCTTTTGCTAACTGGAGGATCAACCCTTCAGCTTGTTTGCGTAGTGCCGCGAAATCAATTGTATGGTCATCTTTGGCGTCATTATTCTGGCTGGAATTTGCTGCGTCTTTGCGTGCAAATTCTTCCTGCAGCTGAAGGTACTCAACACGGTTGATCTCGATATGGCCTTTTTTAAGCATCTCGTTCAACTTGCGTAAGGTGTGGAGTTCACTGGCTGCTGTGCCGGATACATTTTTGACGTAAAACGGCCCCGTGCGTTCTCCATCTTTGTTACTGGCCTTTTTCGGCTTAACTTCATCACGCCCATCTGCAGGTGCATCAAGTAGCTGCTCGGCAAAAGCACGTCGCTCGCCGATGGTTGGCAGGTCGTCCCAGAACTTAAGAATGTTACGGGACAGGTCCAGGAGAGCAGGTTTAAGCAGCGCCCTGGCTCGTTTGACGCCCTGTAATGCGCTGTCGAGAGCATCAATCTGAACTACTCGTTTATCGCCTTCAGCATCACGGTAGGCAACAGCACGTTGCAGCATGTCTTCTGTGATAGGGGTGGCTACCGGGTAGAAACCAGCCAGTGCGATAACGTCGCTGAACTCCAGATCATCCAGTGTCATTGCCGCTGACATGTTTTCAGCTTCAGTTGCTGTATCCCGACATTCCTGCACTCGTGAAATCGTGTCAGGATGCATAACAATACCTGATGCCATTGTGCGGATAAGACGTTCAAGCAGCGCATTATGTTGTGCCAGAAGTTGATTATTAAGTTCGAGACTGGTTTCTAAACTCATACTGTGGTCCTCGCTACAAGGAGAATGAAAGTGATGATCAGACCGAGCGCAGTGGCAACGGCCAGACCGGTCATCAAATCGAAGTTTTTACGGCGATAACGGAGAACATCGCGCCCCGTCAGTCGATGGATGTGTTCAGGTTTCATCGGTTGTATTCCTTTTTTCATATCGGGGAGCGCGCTGTTGCGAGTGCGCTTTCAGACATAAAAAAGCCCGTCACTTGAGGCGGGCAAAGGCTACACACAGCAATTACATGGATGTCAGTTTTAACCACGTCAGACGAGATGGCTCTCTCTGTACCCCTACAGCGAGAACTCGGCTAATATCTCTTTACCCCTATAGTTTTAGAGAGAATTAAGATGTCTGAAGAAAAAGGACTTGTACGGCGTATAACTGAGGCGGCCACTAGTGCTGGTGGTGCTTTGAAAGGTGCTGTTGATTTAGCAAAAGAAGTTAATGCGTTGCAGGTGGATTACAATGTTAAAAGTAAAACTATCGATCTACTTGATAAACTAATTGATGCGCGTACTGGACAATTCGCACTAACGGAGCTTTTGAACGAAGCTAAACAGCGCATTGTTGAACTCGAATCCCTTCTGGAAAAGAAACAGGATTGGGATAGTGAGAAAATGAACTATGAAATGTACCACCCGATTACCAATACGGTGGTCTATGTACTGAAGCCTACTGACGATCCTGAGTTCAAGCCTCATTATCTTTGTACTACATGCTATGAGTCGGGTATGAAGTCTATACTTCAATACCATACTTCTAATGCCGCTTATAAAATTCTCAAGTGTCATAAATGCTCCGCTGAATATAAATTTCCCCGAAATATAGAAGTCAGTGGCAAAATTCCTGCACCGTTACAACCTGCCAGATGATTAGCAGTTCTCTTTGGTGGTGGTGTAGTGGTAGATGCTGAACTTCGGATTGACTCAATGGACTGATCTTCACCCCACCCCAAAAGGAACTAAGCGCCCCATCGTCGGGGCGTTTCAACTTGCGTGACTTATCAGTTTGTCGCGGTGTTGTCCTCTACGCTTACCGTACGCATACGGACTCGGCGCTTACCTCGATCCCATCGGGTGCTATTTCGTTTTGCCAGGAGTACTGCGGCTTACCTGTCACGCGGTTCAGTTTGTTAAAGAGCCAGTATTAAAAAACGCATTAATTATGCGATATCGTATTTATATGCGTTATGGGATTTTGTGTCAATACGAAAATGAATTATTTTGCAAATAAGAAAACCGCCCTTGTGGAGAGCGGTTTGATCAGAAGTAAGTTATCAGACTGTAAAGGTTAGTACATACGTAGCGCGGATTTGGCGATCCCCGCCACGTAATGGATTTTTTCAATGTTTTCGCGTGGTACTCTGACTGGTGGATGATCTTCATTTACAGACATTAGATGGAACAGGCCATCGCGTTCGAACAAGAAGGTTTTAACCATGACCTCACCGTCCCGGGTAACCACAAGTACTTCATCACCAGGAGTGTAGTCGTGGTTGGGTTCGACGATTACGAACTCCCCCTCTTTGATTCTAGGCATCATTGAATCACCAACACATTTCAGGGCGTATGCATCTTCATCCTTTGTCGGCCAGTATATGAAACCATCACTGCTACCTACTGAATATTGGGTGTCGCTCCAAAGTCCTCCAACGCCTAGCTGAGTGTTTCCCAAAACAGGTACTTTATTAAACCTAAGAGAAATATACGTTTTTATACCTGTCGCGTCCTCTTTCTCCATTTCTTGAAGGCTCCTTTCTGCCAAGTCTATTGGTGACACGTGGAAGTAGTTGGCGATCTGCTTTAACGTTGCGTATTTCGGATCTTTCACCTCTCCTGATACCAGCCTGTGTAGCGTTGGTTGGTTCAGCTGTAACCGACGTGCCAGCTCAGTTATCGAGCTTATCTTGGCTTTGTCCATCAGGTACTTGATGTTTTGAGAAAGGATATCGGTAGTATCAATCATTTGGATTCATCCATGTTGTATACAGGGACGGTGATTATGCGTTATCGGATATTTTAATCTAGGATGACATAGAATTGCTGTATTGCTGAGTAATCCGTTTTCGTATAAATTTGCGCTATAGACGAAAGTGGAGACTTAAATATGTCCGGACTAACACCACAAGAGATGGTCAAAAGCTTGATTGATTCAGGGTATACCCAAAACCAAATTGCCGAAATTGCAGGCGTGAAGCAGTCTTCTATTAGTCGGCTTCTTACCGGGGTTCATTCTGACCCTCGCTTTTCTACAGTACGTGCGATAGAAAAACTTTTTCAGGAAGTGACAGCTAGACAAAAGGTGTAACCCATGTCCGATAGCAAACCATGGGGCGCTACGCCTGATGAGTGGTTTCATTTCGACCTGGTATTGGGGCGGACTGCTCATCTTCTCCCAGTTGTATGTAACCCCAGTGCGACCATATCCCCTGATAGTAAATTGAAAGCGTTGGGTAAGACGCCGAGTCGCTATAACCGGGACCGCCAGGTCACCGGTATTGCTCAATGGACCGGGCATGTTGTTACTGAGCATGATTTTGCCCGCTGGTCGAATGAACCGGATTATGGCATCTGCGTGCGTACAGGCCATGGCTGGCTGGCGCTGGACTGCGATAGCGAAGATGAAGACATTCAGGCAGATATTCGCAAAACGCTTGTGCAACTTCTGGGGGAGTTGCCGCCGCGACGCTGGCGAGCAAACAGTAATAAGTGCCTGTATCTGCTGGCCGTTGATGGTGATTTCCGTAAGCGTATCCATCGCCTGGCGGGGGATATGGGCATTATCGAGTTGCTGGCGAACGGGCAGCAGTTCGTTGCCTGTGGTACGCACAGCAGCGGCGCGCGTATTGAATGGGACGGTGGTTTGCCGGATGAACCTCCGGCTATTACAGGTGAGCAGCTTGAAACGCTGTGGCAGCGCCTGGCTGAACAACTCCCTGTGTCGGTAACCACCGAAGCGGGCAACACGAAGATGCGCGACCGTTCAGCATTCACGCCCGGCGCGACGGATGATACAGCTGAATATCTTGATGCCAATGGCTGGACGCTGCTGGATGGCGCAAACGGTGAACGATATATCCGCTGTCCGTTTGAAGACGGCCACAGTAGCGGAGGCGATCCAACAAGCACAGTTTATTTTCCTGCGGGAACCGCAGGCTTTGAGCAGGGGCATTTTAAATGCCTGCATGCCAGTTGCGCGCATCGTGATGACGGAGATTTCCTGAATGCCATCGGGATCCGCAACGACGATTTCGAAGATCTGACCAGCATCGAAGTGGCGGAACCTTTACCGCTGCCTGCTTTCGAGCGTGATAAATGGGGGCGTATCGAGGCAACCATCAGCAACGCAGCCAAAGCAGTAGTACGCCCTGATTTTGTGGACATCGATATTCGCTTTGACCAGTTCCGCGACGAAATCATGTTTGCCCCGGCAGGATCCGGACAATGGCGGGCATTCACCGATGCGGATTATGCGCGCCTGCGCATCACGATGGAAAAGCGGGGATTTAAACCTGTTGGCCGTGAACTTATTCGCGATGTGGTGTTACTTGCAGCCGATGAACAACCATTCGATTCAGCGATCACCTGGCTGAACGGACTGGAGTGGGATGGCGTGCCGCGCATCGAATGTTTCTACCATACGCACTTCGGTACCGCCGACACGCCTTATACCCGTGCGGTGTCTATGTACATGTGGACCGCGTTGGCGGGGCGAGTACTGGAGCCAGGCATCAAAGCGGATATGGTGCCGATCCTCGTTGGTCCGCAGGGCTGCGGTAAGTCTTCCGGAGTGGAGGCACTGAGCCCTGATCCTGCGTTTTTTACTGAAATCTCTTTTGCCGAAAAAGACGATGATCTCGCTCGAAAAATGCGTGGTCGGCTGGTGGCAGAGATTGGTGAACTGCGCGGACTTAATACCAAAGAGCTGGAGTCAATCAAAGCGTTTGTGACGCGTACTCACGAAAACTGGATCCCGAAATACCGGGAGTTCGCCACCCAGTTTCCTCGTCGCCTGGTGTTCGTTGGTACCACCAATGAGGACGAATTCCTTGCGGACAAGACTGGTAACCGTCGCTGGCTCCCCGTGGAAGTGTCGAAAGTCGACGTGAAAGCGATAAAAAGAGATCTCCTTTTACTTTGGGCTGAGGCTCGTGAGGTGTTTCAGCGTCTGGGGGGTATCCAGTTCCGTGAGGCTGAACAACTGGCAGCGAGTGTCCATGAACAGTACACCATCAAGGATGCTTGGCTTGAAACGGTAGAGAAATGGCTCGACACGCCCGACCTGATGACTAATGAACTTCCGCGAAATTGCGAATTTTTACGCGCAAGTGATGTTTTGCGTGATGCGATTGGGCTAAATCCTGACCGCATCGGAAAACGCGAAGAAATGCGAATTAGTAATGTTTTGCAAAATTGCGGGTATAAGCGTGCCCAAAGGCGAATTAGGGGGAAAAAATGCAAGGTTTGGGAACCGCTGGAACCACGCGGAACCACCTAAAAGAGAAGGTGGTTCCGCCTTGCAGACCTTGTGGCAAGCGGGGCGGAACTACTGGAACCACTGGAACCGCCTTTCTACTAGAAACCCCATATATATATAAGTCGATTGAGGGAAAGGTTAGGAAAAGGTGGTTCCAGGTGGGGGCAGGTGGTTCCACTCCGAATTAGCAACTTTTTGCATGTTGATACATGCAATATGCGGATCGGAACTGCGTTATCCACACCCACGGATAAACAGACGTAGTTCTCAGAAAAATTTTTCGTAGCAAAACGTAGAGGTCAGAGCTATGCGTAATATTCAACAGGTTTTAGAGCGCTGGGGTGGATGGGCTGCCGATAGCAACACCACAGTGAGCTGGGCTCCAATAGCGGCGGGATTTAAAGGGCTGGTAGTCAGCAGCTCGCCTGGCAGGCTGAGTTGCTGTGACGACGATGGCCTGATTATCGATGCTTGCGTCTGTCGGCTGCAGCAGGTCCGTAAGCCTGAGGAACTGGACGTCATTATGCTGTACTACGTCTACGGGGTAAGCAAACGTGAGATAGGGCGGCGGCGTCGCTGTTCTGAAGGATTTATCCGCCAGCAGTTGCAGGTAGCAGAGGGATTCATTGAGGGGTGTCTCTGCATGCTGGGTGTGAGCCTTCAGATGGATCCTGAGGTCGAAATTCAAAGGGATGAAAAAAGTATTAGTGCGCTACGCAAAAACTGCGCTACGCTGGTATGAGTTGAATTTCTGACCTCAACGAAGAGCTCCAAATCATTGGGGCTTTTTTAATGCTCTATTCTCAGTAAAAGTTAATAAAACAGGGTTTTCGTCGCGAAAAAACGCTATGCAGTTTTTGCCCTTTTTTATGCACCTCTTATTCACTCGAATTTCGTCATTCTGGACCACTTAAGTTGATTAAATAGGCCTTTCATCGCAAATCTATTGCGAGCGGTGATCGTGTGGTTCCTATAACGTACATTATGTTAAATAACCTTCTTTTTTAACAAATTTAACAAGGTTCGCTATGGCGAACTTTTTTTGTATTCAGGGCCCACCGAAGGACGGCTCATAACCCAATCCTGCGGGCGTATACGCAGGGCCCGCCTTTCAACAACACCCCGTAATGGCGGAGGTGGGAAGTATGAAAATGCACAATGCTCCTCATTCCTGGCCTGACTTACTGGAACTCTTACAAAGTTGGTGGCGTGGAGATACGCCGTTGGGCGCAGTGGTTATGTCAATTGTTATGGCTGGCTTGCGCATTGCCTATTTTGGCGGTGGCGGCGGCTGGAAACGAAAAACGCTTGAGATTTTGCTCTGTGGTGCTCTGACGCTGACCTTTGCATCCGCTCTTGAGTATGTTGGATGGCCTAAATCTCTTTCTGTTGCCATTGGTGGTGGTGTTGGGCTGATCGGTGTCGATGCTATTCGTGGGGCTGCAATGCGAGTAATCGGTAACAAGTTTGGTGGCTCTAAGGAGTAATTCATGCAGACACTAAATTCCCAACGTAAAGCTTTCCTGGATATGGTGGCATGGTCAGAAGGAACGGATAACGGGCGACAACCGACACGTAATCACGGTTATGACGTTATCGTCGGAGGTGAGTTGTTCACTGATTACTCCGATCACCCTCGCAAACTTGTCACTCTAAACCCGAAGCTTAAATCAACAGCCGCAGGCCGGTATCAGCTTCTTTCACGCTGGTGGGATGCCTACCGCAAGCAGCTTGGCCTGAAAGATTTTTCGCCAGAAAGTCAGGACGCTGTGGCGCTGCAGCAGATTAAAGAGCGTGGCGCTTTACCGATGATTGACCGTGGCGATATTCGTCAGGCAATCGACCGTTGCAGCAATATCTGGGCGTCGTTACCTGGTGCAGGTTACGGTCAGTATGAACATAAAATCGGTGACCTGATTTCCAGGTTTAAAGATGCTGGTGGGGTGGTAAATGAAGCTGACTTATAAGATTGTCATCGCGGCATTTTTCTTCTCTGCCTTTGGGGCGCTCGTCTGGTCTGCAAACCATTACCACAGCAAGTATCAGGCAGAAAAGTTGCGGGCTGATAAAGCGGAAGGTGAAGCTGAATATCAAGGGAAAGTGATAGCTAATCAGGCATTAAACTTCAATCGTTTTAACCAGATAGCAGAAAACGCAAGCCGATTAAATTCTCTGGTCGACATCGGTCACGAGAAGACAGTCATCAAATACCGTGAGGTTCTGCTCCGTGAAAAGAACTGTGATTTCCCTGTTCCTGTTGATATTGCTGTCGGGTTGCTCAACTACGCGAACCGTTTACGCGCCAGCGCATTGCACGCCGATTCCGGGGACATTGACTCAGCCGGTGATCGTGCCACTACCACCAGAACGTTGACATATTGCCAGGCTGTTCTGTGGATTAACCCACTGTTGGCAGCCATCGAGAAGGCGAATAACCAGTTGGCTGGTGTCCGACAAATAGAACAGTCCCGGTAATAGCATTACAGAAGCTCTTCCAGGAGGGGCTTCGATAATGACCTGATAACTGGAAAATAAAATGACTAAGAAGCTGAAAGCAAAACACGAGGTGTTTTGTCGCGAGTTTCTTGTCGATCTGAATGCTACACAAGCAGCTATTCGCGCAGGCTACGTCTCCAGGCGAGCACATGTTACGGGGGCTGAACTATACGGTAAACCTGAGATACGCGCCCGTATTAACGAGCTAAAGCAGGAGCGTATTGATCAACTGGGCATTGATGCGAATTATGTGCTGATGCGACTGGTTGAGATCGACAGGCTCGATGTGGCTGACATCCTGGAGGACGATTTAAGTATTAAGCCTCTGTCTGCGTGGCCGGAATCGTGGCGTCGGTACCTGAGTGGATTTAACCTCGCTGAAATGTTTGAGGGGCGAGGAGATGACAGAGAAATGGTCGGGATCCTTAAAAAGATTAAGTGGCCTGATAAGGTTAAAAACCTTGAGTTGCTTGGGCGTCATGTTTCTGTTCAGGCGTTTAAAGACAACGTCAAAAATGAAGTGACTGGCGCTGATGGAGGACCAGTCAGAACAGAAATTACCAACTTAACGCCGGAGCAGGCTGCAGAGGCGTATAGAAAAATGATGGGCTAAGTATGCCGTTACCATTCCCCTTCGATTTTAAACATCCTGATTACCAGATGGTTTTTGAATGGCGGATGGAACGCCTACAGCGCATTCGCCAGAATCCTGAAATATTGCCCGTATTGAAGCAGTTTTACCGAACCAATCCGGCTCAGTTCATCATCGACTGGGGCATGACAACGGACCCGCGTAATATTGATTATGGCCTGCCGGTGACCATTCCGTTTTTACTCTTCCCTAAGCAGGAGGAGTGGATCCACTGGATTATGGAACGCTGGGGCAATCGGGAGAATGGTATTACCGAAAAATCCCGTGAAATGGGGCTCAGTTGGACCGCGATCGGACTGGCCTGCTCGCTTTGTCTCTTCAACAAAGAAATGGTTATCGGTTTCGGCTCCCGTAAAGAGGAATACGTCGACAGCACTGGTGACCCGAAAGCATTGTTCTGGAAGGCACGCAAGTTCGTGGAAACGCTACCTGTAGAGTTTCGCGGTTCGTGGAGTGAGAAGAAGCACGCGCCATATATGCGTGTTGAGTTTCCTGAAACTGGTGCCGTTATCAAAGGCGAGGCTGGCGATAATATTGGTCGTGGTGACCGTACCACGCTTTATCTGGTTGATGAGGCTGCATTCCTTCAGCGTCCTCTGCTGATTGATGCGGCGTTGTCACAAACGACGCGTTGCCGTATCGACCTGAGTTCAGTTAACGGCATGGCTAACCCGTTCGCTCAGAAGCGTCATGGCGGGAAGATACCGGTATTCACATTCCACTGGCGGGATGATCCTCGCAAGGATGAAGAGTGGTATCGCAGGGAATGCGAGAAAATCGATAATCCGGTGGTGGTGGCACAGGAACTTGATCTGAACTACAGCGCATCAGCGGAAGGCGTTCTGATTCCATCGGAATGGGTACAGGCTGCCGTTGATGCGCATATCAAACTGGGTATCCAGCCAACAGGCAAACGACTTGGCGCGATGGATGTCGCCGACGAAGGCAGGGACAAAAATGCCTTTTCCACCCGTCATGGCTTCCTCATGGAAAATGTGCGGGAATGGTCCGGTGTGGGCAGCGACATTTATCAGTCCGTCGAGAAGGTTTTCGGCTTTTGCGAACAGGACAACCTCGAAGAGTTTCGCTTTGACGAGGACGGGCTGGGCGCTGGCGTTCGCGGCGATGCACGCGCTATCAACGAACTGCGTAACGCTGCGCGTCGACCGTCAATACTTGCCACACCGTTTCGAGGTAGTGGCGCGGTATTTGATCCGGATGATGAAGCTGTTCGCGGGGACAACGGGCAAGCCGCACGTCTGAACAAGGACTTCTTCGCTAACGCCAAAGCCCAGAGCTGGTGGCGGTTACGTAAACTTTTTCAGAATACCTGGCGCGCCGTGGTTGAAGGTATGGCTTACAACCCGGACGAAATCATCTCAATCAGCAGTAGCATGGCACTCAAAGATAAACTCATCATCGAGCTTTCGCAGCCGACCTATTCCATTAATGGTGTGGGAAAAATCGTTATTGATAAACAGCCTGATGGAACCCGATCGCCAAACCTTGCCGACTCGGTGATGATCAACTATGCCCCAATGAATTCAGCCCTGAACATCTGGGAGCTGCTAGGGAGACAGGCCTGATGGCACGAAACAAACAAGCCCTGCGGCGAACTGCGCAGGCCACAGCTGATGGTTATGAGAATTTTATTGCCCGCGTAGGGATGCAGACGCCTAACCAGCACTCAGCATCGACCTACCGGGCTAACTTCACCAGCCGCAACCGCATGCTGGTGGAATGGTCCTATCGTTCGTCCTGGATCATCGGCGAAGCGGTCGACGCTATCCCGGACGATATGACCCGGAAAGGCATTCGCATCACTTCGGAGATTGACGCCAAAGACCGTGGCACCCTGGAAGCGCAACTGGATGAGTTGCAGATCTGGGATGCGCTGAACGACGTGCTGAAATGGTCGCGCCTCTACGGCGGCGCGGTCGGCTTCATCATGATCGAGGGGCAGGCACCAATGACCCCGCTGCGGCTCGAAACCATTGGAGAAGGCAAGTTTAAGGGCATTCTCCCGCTCGACCGCTGGATGATTAACCCGGTCCTGACCCGCCGCATTAAAGAGATGGGGCCGGATCTCGGCAAACCTGAGTTTTACGACGTGGTGACCACTGCCACGGGCATTCCAGCCTGGCGCATCCATCACAGCCGCCTGATTCGCTTCGACGGGGTGACGCTGCCATTCCAGCAGAAGATGACCGAAAACGAATGGGGAATGTCGGTTGTAGAGCGTATCTGGGATCGGCTTACTGCGTTCGACAGCGCCACTGTCGGCGCGGCGCAGCTGGTCTACAAAGCGCATTTGCGTACCTACAGCGTGGAGAAGCTACGCGAGCTTATCGCACTTGGTGGTCCTGCGTATGAAGCGTTGCTGAAGAATATCGACCTGATTCGACAGTTCCAGAGCAATGAAGGCATGACGCTCATGGACTCGCGGGATAAGTTTGAAACGCATCAGTACAGCTTCAGTGGTCTGGATGACATCCTATCACAGTTTGCAGAACAGATTAGTGGCGCTGTTGGTATTCCACTGGTGCGGTTGTTCGGACAGTCCCCGAAAGGATTTTCAACCGGTGATGCAGATCTTGCCAACTATTACGACCGGGTGAGCTCATTGCAGGAGCGCCGCTTACGGCTGCCGATGCGCCGGATACTGGACATTATGCACCGCTCGGAACTCGGTAAGCCACTGCCGGACGATTTCACGTTTGAGTTTAACCCGCTATGGCAAATGTCTGACGTTGACCGCTCAACGGTGGCCGTAAACACCACCAACGCGATCAGCACCGCGCTGGGCGACGGATTGATGACGCGTAAGGCGGCAATGACCGACCTGCGCGAAAACTCTGACGTCACCGGCATCGGGGCATCCATTACCGACGAGGACATAGAGAATGCCGAAGACGAAGCGCCGCCAGGCATCGGCGAACTTGGCGACAACCCGCCAGAGTCGCCAGGCGGAGATCCGATATCGAACGAGCCTACGGCAGATAGCGCGGGCGGTCGGGGATATCGTAAATGGGCGCTACGATGGTTCAAACGATAGCGTCACCGAAATCATGGATGCGCTGGAGCGCTACAGCGAAATCATCACCCCCTGGGCGACGAAGGTTGCTGAGAACTTTACCGCCGACATTGCGCGCCAGAATGAAAAGCAGTGGCGTCAGCACAGCCGGAACATCAGTGCAGAGCTGCGCAACATGGTTGACCGCGCCCCGGTAGGCCAGGTGATGAAATCCATCGTTGCCGAGCAGATTAAGTACATCAAATCGCTCCCCCTCGAGGCGGCTGACAGGGTGTACGACATCCAGAATCGGGCGATTGAAGCTGTTGTGACCGGTGGGAGAGCGGAACATTTTGCTAAAGAAATAGCTGCATCGGGTGATATAGCAAAGTCCAGAGCTGACCTGATTGCCCGTACTGAACTTGGACGTGCAACCGGCGCGCTGGATCAGGCGCGTGCGCTGGCAATTGGTTCGAATGGTTATATCTGGCGTACAGCCGAAGATGGTGATGTCAGGCATTCTCATCGGGAAATGGAAGGTAAATTTGTCGAATGGGGCAAACCTCCAACGCTTGACTGCATGACAGGTCACGCTGGCGAGTTCCCGAATTGTCGCTGTTATAAAGAAATTGTTTTTCCCACCTCCCATTCTTACCCCGCCTGAATCGCAGGTAACACATGAAATATTTTTTCAATACCCGGCTGGGGGAAACCCGCTATCAGCTGGCTGACGGCTCGTTGCTGTGCAAAGACGTGCCGATAGGACGAACAGGTAAGCAGCTCTATGGTGCTGATGACCTGCCAAAACTGAAACCCGATAAGTTCGGTGAAATAGTCGTCACGCGTTCTCCTGAGCAGGTATTCCATCCGGCCACGCTTGCCTCATTCGAAGGAATGAGTATCACGGTGTTGCATCCCGAGGATGAAAACGGGGATGTGCGGCTGGTGAATCCAGAGAACTGGAAAGAGCTCGCGGTCGGGCATCTTCAGAATGTCCGGCGCGGGACGGGTGTGCAGTCTGATTTGATGCTGGCTGACCTTATCGTCAAAGACGAAAACGCCATTCAGCTGATCGAAGATGGCCTGCGCGAAGTGTCGTGTGGCTATGACGCGGAATATAAGCAGACTGAGCCGGGTAAGGCTGAGCAGGTTGATATTACCGGAAACCATGTGGCTCTTGTCCCTAAAGGCAGAGCCGGAAATCGTTGTGCAATTGGAGACAGAGACACAATGGCAAATCAAAAGAAAAGCTGGTGGACCCGCATGCGCACGGCCATCAAAACGGGTGACGCTGACACCATGAACGAACTGGTGGAGTCGGCTCCCGCATCGGTTACAGGAGATGAGGGGGATTTGCCGCAGGGCGTTAATCTCAACATCAACCTGTCCCCGCAGCAACCGCTACCGGACAAAGCACCAGAGATGGGCGGAGGTCCAACGGGCGACAGTGATGATGACCTCAAAACATTACTGAAAGCCCTGATGGCTAAGCTGGAAGGAAATGCGACGGGCGATAACGACAATAAGTCTGACGATAATCCGACCGGTGACGGCGAGGACGATGAAGAGGAAACCACGATTACTGGTGACTCAGCCTGGCGTGCCGAAGTTATCGTTCCGGGTATCGATCTGAGCCGTAAGATGAAACCGACCGCGTTCAAACGTGAGGTTCTGGCTTCTGCTGACAAAACGCTGGTTCGCCAGATCGTCGGTGATGCGGATATCCGCAAATTGCCGAAACAATCGGTCGACATGGCGTTTAATGCCGTGTCTGAGATTGCCAAAGGGCGAAACACCCGCGCCACCACCGGCGATGCACAGCGCCCAAACATGGGCATGACCAGTATCGCTTCCCTGAACAAACAAAACGCTGAATTCTGGGCAAACCGTAAAGGGTAAAAAATGAATAATGTATTTCTGTACCGGATGCCTGTTGGCATTGCCGGGGCTGTCTCTCGCCCGCAGGACTTAACCGTCGAACCGGTGGTCCTTAAATCCGATAACGCCTTTGCTGCCTATGGCCTGGCTGGTAAATACGATGATGACGGTTTTTTCGTGCCGCTGACAGATGGTGATACCGCAGACAAGGTGAAGGGGATCTACGTGCGCCCTTATCCGACCACGTCGCAGCCGGACATGGTTCGCCAGGTGGGGAGTGGCAAGAACTTCCCGGGCGACGCCATGAAGCGTGGCTACGTGACCGTTAACCTCGGTTCTGATTTTGATGCCAGCACCATCAAAAAAGGCGACCCGGTATACGTTGTCGTCTCTACTGATGAATCTATCAAAGTGCCGCTGGGTGGATTCATGTCCACGTCAGTCAGTGGCAAAAACGTGGTGCTGACCAACGCTGAATTCACAGGTGCCGGTGATGCTGACGGCAATGCAGAAATTTCCTGGAAGATTTAAGGAACAGACGAATGATTACTTTTGATCAGGCAACCGTTGACAGCTCTGGTGCCTTTCTCATCGGGGAGCTGGAGCGACTCGACCAGACGCTGAACCTGCCACTGGTGGGGTACACCTGGACCCGCGATATTCAGTTGCGTGAAGATGTCTCTATCGCAGATGACATTTCCAGCTGGACGAATACCAGCTTCGCCGCTGCGGGTACTGGTGCAAATCCGAATGGCAAAAACTGGGTAGGCAAAGACTCAACCGCTATTGCTGGCGTAAACGTGGATATCGGCAAATCCGGTAACCCGCTGAACCTGTGGGGGATGGAACTTGGCTGGACGGTCATAGAATTGCAGGCTGCTCAGCAGGTCGGACGCCCGATCGATACGCAGAAGTATGACGGGATGCAACTGAAATGGCAGATGGATAACGATGAACAGGTGTATGTTGGCGATTCCGCATTAAACCTGAAAGGTCTTGTTACCCTGGACGGTGTGCCTGTCAACAACGCTGCCAAAACGTGGGCAACCTCAACACCGGACGAAATCCGCGCAAGCATTAACCAGGTGCTGTCTGATGCGTGGGCCGCTTCCGGTTACTCTGTGGTTCCGCGTGATTTGCTGATCCCGCCTGAGCAGTTTGCTCTGTTGTCCAGCATCATCGTTTCATCTGCGGGTAACCAGTCCCTGTTGACGTATCTTCAGACCAACACCATCAGCTATCACCAGAACGGTATTCCGCTGAATATCCGCGCGGTTAAATGGCTGAAAGGCCGTGGTGTGGGGAAAAAGGATCGCATGGTTGCGTACACCAACGATAAAAAATACGTCCGCTACCCGCTGGTTCCGCTTCAGAGCGTGCCGGTGCAGTATCGCGGTCTGTATCAGATCGTCACTTACTACGGCAAGCTGGGTGCAGTCGAGCCAGTGTACAAAGAAACCATTTCGTACGTTGATGGCATTTAACAGCCATATGGCCCCCTGGCGGGGCCATTAAGGATGACCCGATGGCAAAAAATAATGCAGTAATACACGTACATACCCCGTTTGTGCTCACGCTTCCCGACGGTTCACGGCGCGAGTTTGTTAAAGGCCGTCATGCTGTGGAGGAAGACGTTGCCACGCACTGGTTCACTCGTGCGCACGCGGAAGTATCCGTTGGCAAAGCCACAGACGCGCGTAACGAGGTAAAAAATGCCAAAGAATCAAAGTCTGCCAGCGGTAAGTGATTTTCGCCGCGACTTCCCGCAGTTTGCTGACCCTGCCAAATATCCCGAAGCGCAAATCCAGTTTCGTCTGAATCTGGCCGATGAACTGCTGAGCGAAAACGTCACCGGCAAAAAGTTGTTTCCGTACTTTGCCGGGTTGTTCGTTGCGCACTACATGACGCTCTGGGCGGCAGATAGCCGGGCGATGCTGGCTGGTGGTTCGGGCGGTTCAACCAATGGTGTTCAGTCCTCAAAGTCCGTGGATAAGGTAAGCGTCAGTTATGACACCAGCGTGACGCTGAATCCTGATGCAGGTTTCTGGAATAACACCCGATATGGCGCTGAATTTTATCAGTTGATCACGATGTTCGGTGCAGGCGGTCGCCAGCTATGAGTTTCAAAAGCGGTGTAACAACGAGGGTGGATAACGCTAAGGCCATTCTGGATGCGCTCAGGTCGTTAACCAAAAAAGATGTGCTGGTCGGCATCCCTTCGGAAGACAGCGAGCGGGATGATGTTCCGTTTGGTAATGCGGGCATCGGTTACCTCAACGAATACGGCTCACCAGAGCAGAACATCCCGCCACGACCTCACCTGGTCCCCGGCGTTAAATCGGCAGAAGAGCAGACGGTGCCGCAGCTCAAAGCCGCGGCGCAGGCTGCACTGGATGGTAATGCTGCGGGAGCAGAAAGCGCACTCAACCGTGCCGGAACGCTGGCCGTTAATGGCGTCAGGCGTTACATGACCATTACCGGCTTTACGCCACTTGCTGACAGTACTGTTGAAGCCCGGGCTCGTCGGGGGCGCAAGGGAGCAACACTGGAACTTGCCCGGCGTGCTGCTGGCGAATCTCCCGGAACCGATCTGGCGAAACCATTAATTGACACCGGGCAATATCGCAGAGCTATTACCCATGTAGTGAGGGATAAAGATGCCGACTCTTGATGTAACAGATGTGCTTTTTGACCCCGATTTTTGCGACTTCAATTTGTGGGTAACACGCCGAGTGCAAACGGTGGATGAGGACGGGATCGGCAGCGACAGTGAAGTTAAAAAGCAGTTTGCCGGAGTCGTAACTGTTGATCGCTCTCTGGAAAACCGCCGTATGCAGGCAGGGCAGGTAATCAGCGGTGCAATTCTGATTGTGACGACTGAGCGACTGACGCAGGGACAGACTGGCCGTGATGCCGATATCGTGACGTATCAGGGCCGTGATTATCGTGTGACCTTCGTCGACCCGTATACAGCTTATGGGGCCGGATTCGTTCAGGCGCATTGTGAGTTGATGCCGTTTGATGGGGGAACTCCGGTTGAGCAATAACACCAGTACAGAGCGCGGATGGTTAATACCAACCAGTGGCGATCCGGATTATGACGAAGCGCTCGACAGGCTGTTAAGCCAGTGGATGCGTAACGTTTCCGGTCTGTCTGCCGGGATGGTTCGCCCGCGCTGGCAGAAAGAGCAGCCGCCACTGCTACCGGTTGAAACGAACTGGTGTGCGTTTGGGGTTATCGGATGGTCAGGTGATGACAGTCCGGCATTCACCAGACAGACCGATGATGGCTCTCAGCTCTGGCGGCATGAAACGATTGAGTGTATGGCTTCGTTTTATGGACCGGCGGGGATGGTGTATGCGTCCCGGTTTCGTGACGGTATATCTGTGCCGCAGAACAATGCAGCACTGAATGCGCTGGGGCTGTCTCTTGGCGATTACACAGGTCTGACTCCCTTCCCTGAACTTATTAATCAGCAATGGGTCCGCCGCTACGATATGACGGTGCGCCTGCGCCGGAAGGTTGTGCGCGAGTACGGTATTAAATCGCTGGTGGAAGCACCAGTCATCTTTTTCGGAGATTAAGCTATGGCACAGGGCTTGCCTGTATCAAACGTTGTTAATGTTGATGTGATCATGTCGCCGCGTGCAGCATCAGGGCGAAATTTTGGTGCATTACTCATTCTCGGCCCGTCCACAATCATTCCGGTAAGTGAGCGCATTCGTCGTTATTCTGCCGCGGAAGATATTGGAAAAGATTTTGGCGTGGAATCACCAGAATATAAAGCTGCGCAGGTGTTTTTCTCACAATCACCGAAACCTCAGGAGGTTTTTGTTGGTCGTTGGGTGAAAACGAAGGGAGACAGCGAACAGGCCACGCCTGAGACGCTGGAGCAGGCTGTGAATGCCATGCTTGATTATACTTCATGGTATGGGCTGGGGATTGCAGACGATGCAGATATTCCGGATGCAGACTGGCTGAAAGTGGCTGCGGCGATCGAATCCTCTTCTGTAAGCCGTATTCTGGCGATTACGACAAGCGATGAGAAATGCCTGCAGACTGCATCCAGAGATGATTTGGCATCAGAACTGAAAACCGCCGGATATTCACGCAGTTTTATTCAGTATTCATCGGGTAATAAATACGCTGCGTTATCTGCATTTGGCCGGGCATTCACGGTTAATTTCAATGGCAGTAATACCGCGATTACGCTCAAGTTTAAGCAGGAGCCGGGTGTCGGGTATGAAACACTGACAGTCAGCCAGGCATCGGCACTTGATGCAAAAAACTGCAATGTGTTCGTGTACTACCAGAATGATACAGCTATCCTCCAGCAGGGAGTGATGGCTAAAGGCGATTTCTTTGATGAACGCCACGGCCTGGACTGGTTACAGAATTATGTGCAGACCAACCTCTATAACCTGCTTTATACCAGTACCACGAAGGTTCCCCAGACTGAAGCCGGTATTACCCGACTGTTATCAAATGTTGAAAAATCACTGGATCAGGCCGTTCAGAATGGACTGATTGCTCCGGGCGTATGGAACGGTGGCGACCTTGGCCAGTTGTCATCAGGTGACACGCTGCCCAAAGGTTATTACGTATACGCCCAGCCGCTGGATGAACAGGCACAATCAGAACGTGAAGCCCGTAAGGCTCCGGTGATTCAGGCTGCAATAAAACTTGCAGGCGCGGTTCATTACGCTGACGTACAGATTAACGTTGTTCGCTAAGGGGAAGTGAATGTCTACCTATTCTTTTATGGATGTCACTGCGACGCTGACCGGGCCGACCGGTTCGATTGACCTCGGGTACGGTTCGGCAAGTTCTGAAGAGGGGATTGTGGTTGCGATGGGCGGTCCTAAAAACACCATGACCATCGGTGCTGATGGCGAAGTGATGCACAGTCTCCATGCAGATAAAAGCGGGACGATTACCGTTAACCTTCTGAAGACATCACCGACAAATAAAAAATTGTCGCTGGCGTATAACGCACAGAGCCAGTCTTCTGCCACATGGGGGAATAACGTTATCGTGATCCGCAACAAGGTCAGCGGCGACATCATCACGGCACGCAGTGTTGCGTTCCAGAAACAACCGGATAACGCCAACGCTAAAACCGGTAATACGATGCCGTGGGTGTTTGACTGCGGCAAGATTGACCAGGTTCTCGGGGAGTTTTAATACATGGAATTCGAAATCAAAGGCGTGAAATATCGCGTGGCAAAACTCAGCGTTTTTGACCAGCTGAAAGTGACCCGCAAACTTCTGCCGGTACTGGCGGGAATGATGTCAGATTTCGGGAGCATTCGCTCCCGTTTGCCTGCTGACGGCAAAATCGACACCGTGAAATTCGAGCAGTTAAAACCGGTGTTTGAAACCATGCTCCCGCGTATCGCTGAGGAACTGTCTTCCCTGACCGAAGATGACACCGATGCGATTATTCATCCCTGTCTTGCGGTGGTGTCGCGGCGTCATATGGATGGATGGGTGCCGGTATTTACCCAGGGCGAACTGATGTTTGATGATATTGACTTGCTGGTCATGCTTCATCTGGTGGCGCGGGTGGTCGCCGATTCGCTGGGAAATTTTTTGCCTACACCCCTTACCAGCACGACACAGAGCCTGCAACAGGGCTGACGTTTAACAGCCTGCCGGACGGCTGTCCTACCTTCTCAATCCGGTTGACGCCGGGTTAATTCCCTATACAGCACTTAAAGATGGCTCTGTCGATTTGTATGACATTGCTCTCTTGAATGACCATCTGGCGGTAAAAGCGGATAACCAGCGGCGCATTGAGAAATGGAGAGAGGATAATGAACGCTGAAACTATTAAAGATTTCCTCGTCTCGCTTGGCTTCAGTGTGGATGATGCAGGAGCGAAAAAGTTCGGTTCTGTCCTCGCCGGTACAACTGCAAATGTCATCAAAATGGGGCTGGCTGTTGAAGGAGCTGCGCTGTCCGTGGTGGCCTTCACGGCTAAGATCGCCTCCGGCCTGGATAATCTTTACTGGGCGTCACAGCGCACCGGCGCGACGGTCCAGGGAATTCAGTCTATTGGCTATGCGGTTTCGCAGGTTGGCGGCAGTGTGGACGCTGCGAGATCTTCTCTGGAAAGCCTCTCCCGGTTTATTCGTAACAATCCCGGAGCAGAAGGCTTTCTGAATCGCCTGGGCGTACAGACCCGTGATGCCAGCGGTAACATGCGTGACATGGCTGCTATCTTTACGGGCGTTGGACAGAAACTCAGCAGCATGCCGTATTACCGGGCTAACCAGTATGCGCAGATGCTGGGCATTGACGAAAATACCCTGATGGCTATGCGTCGCGGAGTGGGGCAGTTCAGCGCTCAGTATTCAGAAATGGTGAAAGCGATCGGATTTAATGCCGATCAGGCTGCCTTATCGTCAAACCGGTTTATAACCTCGCTGAAATCGCTCGGTGAAATGGCCGGGATGGCGCGGGACAAAATCGGATCGAATCTTGCGGACGGACTGGCGGGGCAGATTGATAACCTGCGCAAAAAGATAATTGAAAATTTTCCCAAAATTGAAGTCACCATCACAAAGGTCATAAAGGGGATCTTCTGGCTGGGTGAGATAGTCGGGCGGGTAGCATTTCGGATAGTCGATGGTGTCGGAGATATCATCGAGTGGTGGGGGAAACTGGATGCCGAAACGAAAACCCTGATAGAGGTTATCGGCGGTCTGGTTGTCGCCATGCGAATACTTAACTCTACTTTCTGGATGTCACCTATAGGGCTGATTACCGGTCTGATCGTGGCTCTCGGTCTCTTGTGGGAAGACTACAAAACATGGAAAGAAGGCGGTAACAGTCTTATCGACTGGGAAAAATGGCAACCGGCAATAGATAAAGCGAAGGATGCGATCACCTGGCTTCGTGATCACCTTCTGGAACTAAAAGATGGTGTTGGCGGCTGGCAAAATGCACTGGAAATCCTCGGTACATTCATCGCGGGTGTCTGGGTATCCAAGGTTCTGGGAGCTTTCGGGAAAATATCTGGTTTGCCGGTACCGCCATGGTTAAAAGGCTGGATGGCTTATGCTGCTTATTTGTACTCCGATCGCGAAAATATTGGTGCCAGTGCGAAGTCATCCTGGGATTACACGAAACAAAATATTGGAGATTCATTGCGCTGGCTTGGCATTGATACCGATTTTGGTCGTAATCCTCATACCGTAAAAGGCGCAAATATTCAGTCAGATATTCCAGGTGCTGAGCCGGAACAACATGCACAGGCTACGAAGCGAGGAGAACGGAATAACAATCCGGGAAACCTTAATTTTGCTGGTCAGGCGGGGGCTTCTCTTGAACGACCGGGCGGGCGATTTGCCAGATTTGAAACTGCTTTTGATGGATTACGGGCTCTTGCTCGTCAGTTAATGCTGTACGCCGGACGGGGAATAAACAGTGTGGAGAAAATTATCTCTACCTGGGCACCTGCGTCTGATAATAACAACACAACCGCGTATATCAGGGCTGTATCGCAACGACTGGGAGTGGATCCCCGGGCTGCCCTGAATATGAGCGATCCGCAAACCATGTCAGCATTGATGAGCAGCATTATCCAGCATGAGAATGGAAGAAATATCTATTCTCGAGAGCTGATTAATAAGGCTGCCGTGGCGGGAATTAGTGGCAAAGTGACAGAGGTTAACCAGCAAAATACCTACCACATTTACGGTGGCGGAGATCCGCACGCTGTCGGTAATGAGGTTGCACGTCGGCAACAGTCTGCAAATGCTCAGGTCATGCGAAGTAATCAGGTGAGGGTGGGTTAGTGGATATTCTCTCTACACTTTTTCATCAGCAGAGCAGAAAAATAGGAATGATTGTTCCCAGTGTTGTTATTTCAGAGAAGCATACAGATATGCTTGAAATAACAGAGCATCCGGTAGAGGTCGGGGCCGCTGTCGCTGATCATGCCTATAAAAAACCGTCAGAAGTGGTGATGGAGGTTGGTTTCGCCGGTGGCGGCGCATTGCTGGATTTTGCCAGTAACCTGACGGCTACCAGCCTGCTCGGCCTGAGTCCTCAGCAGACGTATCAGGAGCTACTGGGTCTGCAGGAAAGCCGTATCCCCTTCGATGTGGTAACCGGTAAACGGCTGTACAGCAACATGTTGATCCGGGCGCTGGAAGTGACGACGGACAAGACAACCGAAAACGTCCTGTCCGCCGTCCTCACCCTGAGGGAGGTCATTATCTCCCGGACACAGCAGATTACCGTCGCGGATAAAACCAACATGAAGGAAGGGGCCAGCACGTCGGCGGTACAGAACAGCGGCAACAAAACCACAAAGCCTCCAGATACTTCACTGCTGAAAAGCATCACGGGTAACGTGGCGTCATTACTGGGGGGCGGCTAATGACAATTCAGGAAATTCCGCTGACAGCGGACAACCAGCAGTTCAGCATCGTCCTGGGTGGTGTCACCTGGCGGATTAGCATCATATGGCGCGATCTGTACTGGATTATGGACCTGCAGAACGACAGAGGGGAGCCGGTAATCTCCGGTATTCCTCTCGTCACTGGTGCTGACCTGCTGGCGCAGTACGCCTGTATGGGGCTTGGTTTTAAGCTGGTGGTGGTCTGTGATGACAACACACAGGATTACCCCACAAAAACTGACCTGGGCGGTCGCAGCCATTTACTGGTATCAACGGAGTAAGCATGTCACAGAACTGGATGAGACATTTCGAGCTGCAGCTTGTGGACTGGAACGGTCAGGGAATTGAGCTAAGTGATTTCAAAGTCACCTTTACGATCGACTGGTTCAACATCAGCAGCGCGTCCCGGGTAGGGACTATCAAAATTTATAACCTCTCGGCAGATACTGTGAACCGAATTACCGGGCAGGAGTTTTCGAAAGTGCGTCTGATTGCGGGTTACGACGGTATCGCGCCGGAGGTGTCGGCAAGCGACATCGGGGCAGTGCGGGAAGTTGACGCGGCGGACGTGGGCCAGAGTGATGGTCGCAACTACGGACTGATTTTCAGCGGTGAAATTCGCTACTCGGTCACAGGAAAAGACAGTCCGGTTGATTCCTACGTCCTGATTCAGGCTGCAGATACTGATCTGGCTTTTGCCACCAGTATAACCTCACAGACGCTGGCTGCCGGTTACACGGTCGCTGATGTGAACCGTGCGCTGATGAAAGACTTCGAAGCCAAAGGTGCGACCGAAGGCCTGACGCCTGAAATGCCTGCTACTGTATTCCCCCGGGGGCGGGTGCTCTTCGGCATGACGCGGCATCTAATGGATAACGTAGCCGGGCAATGTGGCGCAACATGGCAATTCGTGGATGGTCAGCGCCAGATGGTGGTGAATAATGAATATGTTCACGAAGCGATTGTGCTCAACAGCGCTACCGGGCTTATTGGCATGCCGCAGCAGACCATCGGCAACGGCGTAAACGTCCGCGCGCTTATTAATCCGAACATCCGGGTTAATGGGCTCATTCAACTGGATCAGGCTTCCGTATATCGCACCGAGTTGTCGAACAACGATATCGCTATGGCTGGTGGGCAGATCACCGACCAGAACACGGACGGAAATATTACGCTAAGCGGCACCACATCGCAGCCTGCCAGCATCGCAACGGATGGCGTTTATATTGTGCGCGGGATTATGTACACTGGCGACACAAGGGGCCAGGCGTGGTACATGGATATGATGTGCGAAGCGCGCGGTGCGGCGGATCTTCGTTCGGCGTCGTCTTTACAGCGTGAGGTAGGATAGTGAAAAAGTGGATTGTTATCGGACTCTGTTTCCTTCCGGGGTTAGCATTTGCTGCGAATCCTGGCGGTGTCACGCTTCAGTGTGGTGGCTACAAATTAGAGTTGATTCCTGATTCATTGTTCAGGATTAATGGTGAGACAGTTACCTCCCAGAAAATCAAAACGCTCGGCAACGGTAATGGAATGAAGGCGGATATGGGGCTTATGCCAGCCAAAGACGGTAACAATTACGGTTTCGAGTTCATTCGCCGTCCGGGTACCGAAACGCGTTTCTTGAATGTCCAACTACTGCAGAACAGCATGGATGCGCCGAGAATCATAGGTTCGTTTCCTTGTAAGAAGGTCGACGATTAATACAATATGTGCAATCAAAGGAATGAGGCTGTTGGCCTTGAAGTAGATACGATTTTGTCGTACTCGAGAGACAGGTATGAAGAAGTTAAGACAACATACAGGCGGTTAGAGGACAAAGCTAATTTTCTTCTTGCTGTGCTTGGTGTTGAGATTTCTGCATTATTAGCCGTTTTTGGGTCCTTTGAGCTGGGACAACAGTTAAAGACTAGTCTATCCGCAAGATTGTCTCTATTGTGTCTATGTTCATGTTTTGTATGTTTGGTTTTTTGTTTTTATTATTTATGGAAATGTTGGGAACTTAGAAATATTCCCAAAATGCCTGTGCATCGAACACCTGAACAACATGAATTTCTTCTGAGGGGTAGTAGAGATGACACAGTCAGATTTCATTTGATAATGTATGGTAGGGCTATTGATAGAATCGAGAAAATCCATAAAGAAAAATCAGCGTTTGTGAATGAGTTGTTTCGATGGATGGTTATGTCATTTGTATTTTTTATTATTTCCGTAACGTGCATGTTAATAAGTAAGGTTTGAATATGTCCTGTCCAGAAGACCAAAATGAACCACAACCTAAACCAAGTGAGCCTGAGGTCTCTTTCCTAGATAACTATGAGCAAGAGATTATGGCTAGAGTACCTTTCGGGGATATCGAAATTATGACGGAAAGCTATCACGACAAGCCTTCAACTTTTCCCAAGAAAGATAGTTAGTGAAGTTCTTATAAATCAAACCCGCCACCAGGCGGGTTTTTTGCTTTCTGGAGCCTACTAAATGGCCGTATCTGACCAGACCCGCAGCGGCGACCTTGCCGAAACATTCAAATCTGAACGGGAAACAACAAAGAACCAGATCCGTGTCGCCTTGCCTGGCGTTATTCAGTCATTCGATCCTGATGCGGTGACGGCAGTTGTGCAGCCTGCTATCCGTTCGGTTGAAAAGGATAATGACGGCAACCGCATTACCCAAAATTACCCATTGCTGGTGGATGTGCCAGTGGTATTCCCGCGCGGCGGAGGATGCACGCTAACGTTCCCAGTTAAAGCCGGTGATGAATGTTTGATGATTTTTGCCGATCGTTGTATTGATTTCTGGTGGCAGAACGGCGGGATACAGGAGCCTGTTGATGACAGAATGCATGATTTATCGGATGCGTTTTGTATTGTCGGTCCCCAGTCGCAGGCAAGGAAGATTAGCGGTATTAATACCAGTGCTACACAGTTGCGTAGTGACGACGGCAGCACCTATTTTGAGCTTAATCCTGATACCAGGAAAATTAAAATTGTCGCTCCGGGGGGCCTTGATGTGGTTGCCCCTCTGGCTGATTTTTCTGAGAAAGTAACCATTCATGGCCTGTTAACCTGGATGGGGGGCATGGTGGGGTCTGTTGTTTCTGGTGTAGCTTCAAAAATCACTGGTGCTGTTGAGTTTTTGGGTAGCGTGAAGGCTAACGGCAAGCCAATCGATGATACGCACACTCATGGCGGTGTTCAGCGCGGTGGAAGCAATACCGATGGGGTAAACTGATGCGATACAGACGTGAAGACGCCGATGGCGATTACACCTTTGGCAGCGGTGATGACACCTGGCTGATTAACTCACCGGAGGCCGTGGCGCAGGCGGTAAAAACGCGATTCGAATTGTGGTATGGGCAATGGTTTCTCGACACCACCGAAGGGACTCCGTGGATCCAGTCCGTGCTCGGTAAGCAGAAGCCGGAAACCTACAACCTGGCGATCCGTAAGCGCATCCTCGAAACGCAGGGCGTTAAATCAATCCTCTCTTTCAATACGACGGTGGATACCACGACCCGACGTGTCATGTTTTCCGCTGAAATCGACACTCTTTATGGAATAACGACTGTTACATCGGAGGCGTAATGGCTCTGAACCTTGATTCTCTCGGTTTATCTGCAAAGGTAACCGCGGAGGGGATCAGTGCGCCTGATTATCAGACGATACTCAGCACCCTGATTAGCTATTTTCAGCAGATTTATGGCAGTGATGCCTACCTCGAACCGGACAGCAAAGACGGCCAGATGGTGGCTCTGATGGCGCTGGCGATTCATGATGCCAATAATATGGCGATAACTGTCTACAACTGTTTTTCACCGGCAACCGGCTATGGGGCCGCACTGACCAGTAACGTGAAAATAAATGGTATTTCACGTAAAGGCGCGACGAATTCTACGGTTGATTTGCTTCTTACAGGAACTGCCGGAACAACCATCATTAATGGCAGCGTGAAAGACAGTAATAATGTGATATGGCGTTTGCCTGTTTCAGTGGTGGTCGGCGTGGATGGTACAGTGATGGTGACCGCAACATGTTCCGTCAGTGGTGCAGTGGCGGCGCTGGCTGGAACAATCACTGAAATTAATACGCCAACCCGTGGCTGGGTTTCGGTAACTAATCCTGCTGCGGCTACTGTTGGCTCTCCGGCAGAAACTGATGCTGAGTTACGTATCCGCCAGTCGCAAAGTGTTGCGTTGCCATCAATAACCCCATTTGAAGCACTGGATGGTGCTGTTTCTAATGTTGCCGGTGTAACCCGCCACAAACTCTATGAAAACGATACTGGTTCGGAGGACGGTAACGGGTTACCGCCACACTCTGTTGCTGTAATTGTGGATGGTGGTGATGTGACGGATATTGCTCATGCTATCAGAGGGAATAAAGGCCAGGGGACAGCCACTCACGGTACAACATCCGTTACGGTTCCGGATAAATACGGCAATCCCCATGTAATCAAATTCTCGCGTTCCAGTGATGTGCCTGTTTATGCCCGGATTAAATTAAAAGTTTTTACGGGTTATACCTCACAGATAGGGCAGCAGATCCAGCAGGCTATTTCCGACTATATCAATAGTCTGATGATTGGTGATTCGGTCCTTTTAAGTCGCATTTACTCACCGGCGAATCTTGGCGTGGTGAGTGGCGGGAATGCACGCTATTACGATATTCAGGAACTGACGATTGGTAAATCCCCGGGGGCTTTGTCGTCATCAAACATTGATATCAGATACAACGAATCTGCGTCCTGTACCCCGGAAAATATCGTTATAACGGTGGAGTCATGAGCAAATACACCGAACTAATCACGAACTACCACGCCACCAAACCTAAATTTCTTGCACATGTTGATCTGATGACCCGGCCGCTTATTGATGTTGCGGCTGCCACCAGAGGGCTGATTACTGCATTTGATATTGACTCTGCGGTTGGTGTGCAACTTGACATTCTGGGATTGTGGATCGGACGTAGCCGTGTTGTCAGCCAGCCTATCTCAGGTGTCTATTTCAGCTGGGATACCGACGGGCTTGGATATGATCAGGGTGTATGGCGGGGACCATACGATCCTGATTTAGGATACATGTATCTCAGCGATGAAACTTATCGTGTCATTCTTAAAGCGAAGATTGCGATTAATAACTGGGACGGACGGAATGATTCGCTTCCGGCAATTCTTGACGCGGCAACAGCAGGATCCGGGCTACGAATGCTGATAGTCGATAACCAGGACATGACGATATCGGTCTGGGTCTTTCCTGATACTGATATTTCAGATGTATCGCGTGAGTTAATTGCGGTAATTAAACAGGGGTATCTCACAGTAAAAGCCGCCGGGGTATGGGCGGGTGGCATTGAAACACCTTCTGTGGAAACCCCATCGGAAGGTTCAAAATTTTTTGGTTTTGATATGGATAACGAATTCATCAGTGGTTTTGATGTAGGGGCATGGGGAGTATTACTCTGATGGCAAAAAATGACTTTAAAGCATTCGCAACGGGTAAAAATGCCAATGTTATGCCGCAGGAGGAATGGGAAGCGTTGCCTGCGCTTTTATCCGGATTTACAGCAGGGAAAGCATCCAGTGCGCAGGTGAACAAAGCCATTCGACAGGCCAGCTTTATTACGGCAGCGCTTGCACAGTACACAGCTAATAAAAGTGGGCTGGATGTGCTTGATGATGGTGACCTGAACGGGTTTATCTCCAAAATGGAAGCGGCTTTGGGGAAGGATTTCCAGGCGCTTGACGCCACGCTCACTGCACTGGCAGGCCTTGCCACTGCGGCAGACAAACTACCGTATTTTACGGGGAATGATACAGCCAGCCTGACAACCCTGACTAATGTTGGACGGGATATTCTGGCTAAAACAAGCAAACAGGAGGTTATTCATTATCTTGGTTTGGGAGCTACAAACGGATACGTGGGACGCTTGGTGAATACCCGGGTTTTCACGTCATCAGGTACGTACACCCCGACGCCAGGAACAAAACGGATCAGGGTCACAATAACGGGCGGCGGTGGCGGAGGGGGCGGCTGCAAGGCTATATCCAATAATGAAACGTTTTTCGGTGCTGGCGGTGGGGCCGGTGGAACAATAATTTCAATAATGACCCCGACACAGAATAGTTATCCAGTCACTATCGGCGCAGGTGGGGCCGGTGGTGTTAGTGCGACTTACGGCATCAATGGCGGTAATAGCTTATTCGCATCGTTAATTGCTCCTGGTGGCGCAGGCGGCGGAAAGTCAGGAGTCACAAACACAAACGGTGGTAACGGAGGTGTGCCGAGTACTGGCGATATAAACATCATTGGTGGATGTGGAGGCGACGGTCAGTCCGGAAATATCGGCGTTAGCGGTGAAGGCGGAACATCGTACTGGGGTGGCGGTGGACGCGCAGGCGCTGGCGGTGGTGTTAGCGGCAAGGCATATGGTTCAGGCGGTGGTGGTGCATACGATGCCGGTTATAGCGGAGCCAGTATGACGGGCGGGAAAGGCGCTGCAGGGATTTGTATTATCGAGGAGTTTGCATAATGAATGCGTCATATGCAGTTATTGAAAATGGGATGGTTATGAATGTAATTGCCTGGGATGGCGAGGCTGAATTCACAGTGCCGGATAACCAGCAACTCATTAATATTTCTGATATCAGTGAGCAGCCTGGAATCGGCTGGGCGTATTCCGATGGTGTATTTTCTGCACCGCTCCCACCAGAACGATCTCACGATGAACAGGTGGCTGATGCTGAACACCAAAAACAGTCGATGATTGATGCTGCAATGGTCAATATCAGCGTGATTCAGTTAAAGCTGCAGGCCGGGCGCAAACTGACGCAAGAAGAAACTACCCGACTTAACGTTGTGCTGGATTATATCGACGCTGTGACGGCAACAGATACCAGCACTGCACCGGATATTGAGTGGCCGGATGAACCGTGCTTCGCTGAATAAAATCTGTTGAGAAGTGGTTTAATTGTATCTCAATTATTTTTGAGTAATAAAAGTAGGACAAAGCTGAGACAAATAAAGCCTCGCAATGGTTGCAGGCTTTGAACACTTCTATATTGAGTATGTGACGTGGTTTTGTTTATTTACATTCTATATATTGATCTCAATTTTTATGAATGTAGAGCATACGGATAAACCGCAGTGTGATTAGAGTCAAGGTAATAACTGTTGACTCTAATCATTGCAAAGTAACTTTATTTATTGAAATTTATCTCGGATGAATTGCTGCGATGGTTTTTCAATGAATATATATGACATATAGCTAATTGCCATTAATGTAAGCATGAATAAAATGAATACATTGGGGCTGTAAAAAAGATCGCGTCCATAGCCAATCCTGTCAGCTAAATAAACAGCAATGATTTGCAAAGGAAAATGTAAAAGATAAGATGAATAACTGATATCACCCAACCATTCAATTTTCTTCCCAAAGTCGTTTCGCATTGCGCTAATTGATACAAGGAAAAATATTATGGAGGTAAATCCAAATAAAATAATTGAGAATATATCTGCTACTTGCAGGATAAAAATAACTCCCCACGAGATTAATAGAAAAACACAAGCGAAAATAAAAAATGATTTTGTGCCAATATTTTTTATGAACGCAATCGTAATTTTATAGGTCAGACCACCAATAAAGAAAGAGAATGCGCCGATCATTATGGGATTGTTAATTTTGAAAAAGTAGTACGACAATGCAACTATTAAAATTGATATGAATGTTGTTTTTGATGTGAACTTGCATAATATAAAAAATATCATGTACATAAGTACTTCAATCGACACGGACCATGTCGGGGCGTTGAAGGACCAACCTCGCTCAAATCCCCATGATTGAATCATCAATAAATTCAGAATGGCATGGTAAATGTCATTCATAGGATAAACAAAAAAATAATTGTGACTTTTAAAGAAAATAATTTGTAATATTGCCACGACAGCAAATGTAAATATATAAAGTGGATATAATCTACTGACACGGTTAACTATAAAAGTTTTTGCTGAGGTTTTATTGCTGTGTATATTGTCAGCGTATAGATAAAAAAATATGAATCCAGAAATCATAAAAAACAATTCGACAGCATATAAACCGTAATGATAAAAGACGGAAAAAAATTCATAAAAAGGTTGGCGGTTTATGATTATGTCAGATGCAGCATTCTTTTTCATAAAAAAATGTTGCCAATGCCATAACACAACTGAAAGTGCGGCAAATCCTCTCAGAACATCCAGGGTATATATTCTTTTCCCAAAAACATTCGTCAC